ACAACTTTTTCGTCGGCACAATCTAAACCCAACCGGCGAGGGGTTTCGGCCCCTCGCCATAACCGAGGAGCTTGACCATGACGTTCACCTACACCTTCGACGACCGCGACGAGAACGGCCCCGACCTGACCGTCGAGGTCGAGGTCGATAGCGGATACACCGGAACGCTCGAATATCCCGCCGTCGATGCCCATATCGTCATCGGCGATATAACGGACGCAGACGGCAACCAATACGACGAGGACTACTTCACGGCTCAAGAGTGGGCCAACATCGAAAACGCCGCAGAGTCGGCACTGGAGGCCAAATAATGGAAAGCCAAGTAATAGCTCTCAGACGCGAGGGCAAAACAGCGGCCGAGATCCGCGAGGCAACCGGCGTGAGCTACTACCAACAAAGGCGCATCTACGCACGCCATAATATCCCTGCGCCGAGCAGATACGGCCAGACGCGCCGGACCATTCTCGCGATGCTTGCCGAGGGTCGGCTCAATCAGAACCAGATCGCCAAAGCGGTTGGTGTATCGCGGCAACTGGTCTCGGAAATAAAATTGCACGAACAGAAAAAAGGTGTTGACAACGAGTAGGCTTGTATATATCTTTAATAACATCACCAACAACCGAGGAGCTTGACCCATGAGAACATTTGCAAAAAACAGCGCGACGATCCTGCTGATTATATTGACCGTCGCCTTCGTCGAATTTGCCCCGCAGGTCATTGGCCATATCATTCTGGGAGGTCGGTAAGATGAAAGTCAAAGACTGCCCTTATTGCACGGACCGCATGTATATCTATCTGCGTCAAGAGCGTTGGATCTGCGCGGATCATGCAAACTGCGGCTATACGCTTGACGCTACGCCGGACGAAGTGAGCGCGGCATATACTTACAACAAGGCGGTGCGCGAGCGCATCAGCCGGTCGATCAATAACGACCGTCCACCAGTTGCTATCTAATGAGATCGGGGCGAACGGCTTGGGGAGCGGGTCTGGGGAGTCCCGCGGAAAACTGCGAGAGCGAGGGGATCGCGACGACCGCAGGGGAGCCGTTCGCCCCACCTTTTTGCGAGGGGCTAACCAGAAAGGGTCTATGGGGTCAATGCGTTGGAGTCGCATCTTATCCCGCCCCTCGCCCCTAATACAATAAACCCCATTCGCGGCGACGAGAGGAGCAGGCCGCGAGCAATAATCAACCAACCAACCACGACACCGACCGAATGGTCAACGTCAACTAAGGAGAGTAAAAAAAATGGGTTTTTTGAATCTGAACAGCGAACGCAAATACCTTCCCCGCCTCGACATGGACCTCCGCGCCGGTAGATTCTTCGCCGTCGAGCGCACTCAGAACGCGGCAGGAGATTGGGAGAGCGAGAAGGTCGAAGTCGAGAAACCGCGTTTCGTCGCCGACCTCGCAAACTGCGAGATCGGTTGGACCGCATTTATCGACAAGCGTCCCGACAGCGTTATGCGCCACTGCGCCGATGGTATGCCGCCACAGCCGACGCCCGAGCACAAGGCGGCATTCGGGATCAACGTCAAGATGATCGGCGGCGACTTCGACGGGTCTCTTCGTAAATTTGGCAAACAGGGCTTGACGATTGGCCGCGCATTTGACGACCTCGTTGACGCTTGGCAAAAACTGCCGGAGTCGAGCGACCCGACGAAATGCCCTGTTATTGCGGTTACCGGCACGACTCCCGTCAAAGCCGGTCAGTCTACGAACTACGCGCCGAAGTGGGGCATTGTCGAGTTTGTCGACCGCCCTGCGGAGTTCGACGACCATGTTCCGGCCCGCGTTGATCTGGCCGCAGAGAAGGCCGCTCAGGAGGCAACACAGGCCGCTGTTGCCGACGACGACATAGAGTTCCTCTAAGCCATTAACCGCCCGACGGCCCCCCTCCTCTTGGGGCCGTCGGGCTATCTTATTTTGACAACTCAGACACTCATACTTGACGGCGAACTGCCCGCCCTAAATGAGATAATCGCGGCGAGTAAAAGCCATTGGTCGCGCTACTCTCGCGTCAAACGCGGCAATACGCAGATAGTCGCTCTTGAGTGTCGAGCGCAGAAACTGAAACCCGTTGACGCGCCCGTCGAGGTGATCTTCCGGCACTACAGGCCCAACCGCCGCAAAGATCCCGACAACGTGGCAGGCGGGGCGCAGAAGGCGATTCTGGACGGTCTGGTAAAGGCGAAGATTTTGCCAGATGATACAATACGCTATATTAGTTCTCTCCATCACTATTTTGAGATTGACCGCAAAAAACCGAGGATAGAGGTACAAATCAATGTCATCACAGATCAAGAGGAAATACGCGCTTGAATACGCGCAAAAAGGTTGGCACGTTTTCCCGTGCCACTTTATAACGACGAGCGGCGGCTGTAGTTGCGGCGAGGACTGCGGCAATGCCGGAAAACACCCCATGACGTATCGCGGCTTGAATGATGCTACGACAGACGAGCAACAGATAAAGGATTGGTGGAGCCAGTCGCCTTACGCCAACGTTGGCATACGCACCGGCGAGGTCTCCGGCATCACCGCGATCGACATCGACCCACGCCACGACGGAGATGCGACTTGGCGCGAGCTCGAGCAGACCGTCGGCCCCATCCCAGATACGCCAACGCAAACGACTGGCGGCAACGGCCAACATATCATTGTCAAGTATACGCCGAGCCTTCACTCGCAGAACGATGTCGCGCAGGGGATCGACATTAAAAATGACGGCGGATATATCCTCGCTGAGCCATCGAACCATGCGAGCGGGGGAACATACGAGTGGGAGCTTGCTCTCCACTACGACGACCACGCGCCGGTCGATCTGGCCGAGGCTTGGCCTAACGGCCTTGAGAGGCTCGTCGAGCTACAGCAGGGCAATCGACCCAAGTTGTTGCGTAGTGCGCAACAGACGGGAACTGGAGAGCGAATAGAGCGCGAAGTCGGGCAGGTGATCGCTGAGGGATCGCGCAACGCTACATTGACGAGCATCGCCGGATCGCTACGCCGTCGCGGGTTGGACGCAGAACAGATCGCCGCGATGCTACATCAATACAATCAACAGTTTTGCAGTCCCGAACTGGACGCGACCGAGGTTGACCGCATCGCGCAGGGAATGATGCGCTACGAACCCGCGCCGCCTTTGCCCTCAACCATCGACCCCGAGCTTGGCGTGACGGCTCAGTCGGCCTCTACGCCGTCCGGCGGTGGGTATAACGTCGTTGGTCTACCGATGACCGATGGCGGCAACAGGGACCGTCTGGTGGCCCGTTACGGGTCTCAAATACTCTACGTTCCCGAGCAGGGTTGGCACCTCTGGGACGGCATCCGGTGGCGACTTGATAACGAGACCCGCATCCAAGAGATGGCCCTCGATACAGCGCGAACGATTCGCGCAGAGGAGCGCACCGGAATCGTCGATAAACAAGGCGTTGATATTGCCGAAAAGTGGAGCCTGTCAAGCGAGTCGCTCGTGCGCGTAAACGCAATGACCAAGCTCGCGCAATCGCACCCGTCCATTGTCTGCGGCGTGTCCGATCTTGACACGCATCCATTTCTTTATAACGCGGCTAACACGACGGTCGATCTGCTGACCGGCGAAACGCTCGACCCAGACCCGACGCACCGACTCACGCAACGCTCGCGCATGATTTACAAGCCGGACGCGACCTGCCCATATTGGTGCGAGTTTGTCGGGCAAATCTTGCGAGAGGACAAGGCTGTAATACGCCACCTCCAGAAATACCTCGGTATAGCATTGACCGGCGATATGACGAGTGAGGCTATGTTTATCCTCTACGGCGAAGGGGCCAACGGGAAGTCAATATTGCTTGAAGTCCTCGCGTATCTCATGGGCGACTATCTAAGCACCGCACCCGCCCATACGTTTCTCAGTTCGTCGCGCAACGAGTCGATAAGGAACGACCTCGCAATGCTACGCGGTGCGCGTCTTGTAACGGTATCGGAGACCAATAAAGGCAGTTCGCTCGACGAGGCTGTAATAAAACGCACGGTATCCGGCGACCAAGAAACGGCACGGTTTCTACATAAAGAGTATTTCAGTTTCCACCCTCAATACAAAATACTTCTGGCCACTAACAACAAACCGGAAATAAAAGGCGGAACCCACGGCACTTGGCGACGGCTTCATCTCATAGAGTTCGGCGTAAAGTTTGGCTCTGCCGGACATCCGGCGGCAGGTAAAAAGGACGAGATCATCGCACGACTAAAGAGCGAGGCGAGCGGCATCCTAAACTGGCTGATCGAGGGGTATCAACTCTACCGATGCGAAGGACTCGAACAGCCCGACGCAGTGCGCGAATCTACGGCGAGCTATCGCGAAGACCAAGACCCCTTAATCGACTTTTTCGGCACCTGTTGCGAAATCGGCAGTGATTACACTGTGACAACGAGCGACCTACGCGAGGCATACAACGCCCATACAGGCGAGGACCGATCAGCGGTCTGGTTTGGTCGGCTCATGTCGGATCATGGATACAAGCCCGACCGCGTAGGCGGCGGTAGCAGAACCCGCGTGTATCGCGGTCTCATGTTGAGCGAGGACGGGCAGGCATTGCTCGCTCGTAACGATTTTCAATACTAACCGAGGAGATGGTAACGATGGATAACGTATATAATTTTATGCGTCAACTCGACGCGGCAGGGATTGGCCTTGAACTGGCCGATGGCGACCAACTCAAGATGGTTGGCGGGTCGAATCTAACGCCGGACCAACGCGCCCACATCGTAAAAAATAGGGGCGCGGTCATGGCGGCGATCAAAGCTCAACACGTTACGATGTGCGAACTGCTCAACCGCGTCGAACAAGCCACAACGTGGTCAGCATTAGAGCAGATCGTCGCGGAAGGGTGCGAAGCATGGAAGTCCGGTAAACTTCAGACCGCTCACTACGAGCGCGTCACCGTCGCCGCGTGTAACCATGCGCGAGAGATACCGCCCTCGCATTCGATCATCAATAACGCGATAGTTCGCACGGCAGAGGTCAACGCGCAGGTCGTCGAGGTGTTCGACGGGGAGCGCGTAGCGTGAGCGAGGCTATATATAAATATTGGTCAAGCCGACTTGAGGGGCTAAATTTTGGTTGTTGTTTCCGCTGTAATTATAAGACCAAAAATCTGCAACGAGCGCACATAAATGCGCGAGTAAATGTTGGCAATAATACAGCCGAAAACCTGCACCTACTATGCCGCCTATGTCATACTGCGTCTGAGTTATTAGAGGGAGACAAATATTGGGCATGGTTTAAATCTGATACCGCACCCATTAAATATTATCGTAAATTATTAAATTTAAATGTATCGAATCGAACGGCCACGGCGATGGCGCAGAAGCGTGAGCGAGGCGAGAAAACGGGTGGAGATGTTCCCTTCGGCTACCGCTTATTGAAAGGTGGAGGTTTGGCCGTAGAACCAGAAGAACAGAAAGCCCTCGACCTAATACGCAAGCTCCGCTATTCCGGCGAGTCCTACCGCAAGATCGGGGCGGAATTACAGCGGCGAGGAATCCTAACTCGTCGCGGAAAACGTGTCTGGAATCCTCAGGTAATCAAAAACGTATTGAACCAGAAAATAACACCTAAACATTGCGTCGCATAGCCGCAGAGCCACATAGCCGTATAACCGCGAGCAGGGAGGGACGCGGGACCGGTAGCAGGGGTGCAGATTTGGCCCCTGCTATTTTTTTTCATCTTTTTTTAAAAAAGGTGTTGACATACTTGCAGGGTATGGTTATTATTCTATCATACGTTAGCAATAACGCTAACGCAAACCGAGGAGAGAAGAAAATGAGACTTAGACTTCACATCGAAGATAAAACCAGAAACGACGCACACGGCAACCCGTCTGCCGCCTTTGAGTATACGATTTACGACGAGGCAGAGACTAACGACGACGCAGTAACAAAATATGTGGGAGTCGAAACGTCTTTTGATCGCGCAGAGAAGGACGGCATCTTTCGTTTGTTGCGTCATAGCGCAACATCTGCCCAAAAGGACAAAGCAGTTAAGGAATACTACGAGATAAAAGCCGCTGAGTTTGTACTACGCGACTATGGGGTATTACATATAGTAAAAACTAATTGGCAGTACGATCAACGCCTGAGCAATTACCACAAATTTCTCATGGGCAACATTAAGTATTATAACCTGTAAATTCCCAACCGGCGGCGGGGCATCCGGCCTCGCCGCTACAGAAAAGGGGCCGGAATCGTCCGGCCCCTTTTTTTATTTCTTTGGCTTGCGCTTTGGCTTAGGCTTGGCTTTTTTCTTCCCGCCCATTTTGCCGCCCATTTTACCGCCGTAATGTTTCGGCATCTCGTCATCCTCTCTTTGTTTATTCCGCTCGTCGCGGAGTGGCTTTATACGTCCAAAAATTATTATTCTTTTTGCGTCCCAGATCGACAAACCAACCGCCCATCGGTCGCGGTGCTTTGCCAGTCTCATGCCACCACCCAGACCCATCGCCGGCAAACTCGTCTTTGTAGGTCGGTAGCTGTAAATGGTATTGAGTCTCGCCGTAGACGGTCCCGTTGCGGTTGATCCGCTCGCGCCGCATCTCCATTGACCACGCCTCATGTATATGGCCCGAGCAGATTATGTCCGCGTCCGGCAGGTACGTGGCGCGGCGATTCGTGGCAATAACGCCCTTCGTTACGGGTCCACCACCGCCGGACCCGTGGGTGTAGTAGATTTTTTTGGTATCGTCGATCAAGCCGCTTGAGTATTGCAGATAACGGATAAACACCCAACCGCTATATCCCATGCGTTGAATATCTGAGCCGGTGCGGAGGTTTAACTCGTTGATCGTCGCGCCGAGCAGGTCAAACTCCGTATGCCGGAGAATAGACGTTTCATGGTTCCCCTCGGCCCACCCTGCGATATACGGCGCATATGGCTCCAGAAACGCCACAGAATCCTCTACGAGCGCGTTGAGGTAATCCGAGCGTTTATACTGCGGCAAGAGTGCGCCTTTACTTGATCGCTTATCCCTCGACCCTTGCATCGAGTCGAACCAATCGCCGAGAAACAGCGCGCGGCCATTCGCCTCGACCACCTCGTCCAAATGCTTTTTGATCAGCCTGCGGTCGGCATGGGCCGAATCGAAATGCTGGTCGGACGCGAGCAGGACAGGAACGGTCCATTCGGTGCCAGACGGGGCAAACGAAACGGAGATGCATTTGTCGCTCAACCGCTCGACGGTCGGCTCCATCGGCCTGCGCTTTTTCCTCTTCGCGTTAGTTGCCATCGGCTAATCGTTTCGCGTATTCGAGCGCGGCTGTATAATCGTCAAGTTTCCGCTCGACTCGCGTCAGCGATTTGTCAATAGATGCAAGCCGCTCTTCGTATTTCGTTTCTAACGCCGCGAGGCGGTCGCTGTGGGAAATCGTCGCGCTAAAGAGCCACCCAATAGCCGCGAGGATACAGCCCGTGAGAACACTCTGAGAGTCGAATTTCACGCCATCGGCCAATGCGTTAAAAGGCAATCATATTGCCAACCTCGCGTCCTACATCTTGCGCGAGATCGGACGAGAGACCGAGGCCCATCAACGCGGCTGTAATGATCGCCGCGACGATGCGCTTGGTCGCTGCGTCGGTGTCCTTGCGGAGTAGTATAAGGTCAACCTCATGTCGCGTTTTTGTTTTCTCTAATTCCGCGAGTCGAACGCCATGCTCTTTAATCGCGGTCTGTTGTTCGGCAACCTCTTCGACCGCTCGGCTTAGTTTCTGCTGTTGTTCAAATATCGCACTTATTTGATCCCATCCCAAGTATAAAGCGGTCCCACCGGCTTTCTTGGTTGCGACCTCTTTAAGTTTCTTTTTCAAAAAATCCATGTCCTCACCATTTGACCTTGTTAGCCCAGTACGCCGCGCTCGTCGGCCCCTTGGCTATGTTTTTCGCGTGGCGTGCTTTCCACGCCAACCGCCGCGCCCGATATGCTTTAGACTCGCCTTTTTTCTTTGGCGAGCCGGATACACCTTGTGCGCCGAAACGAATAATTTTAGGATTCTTGGTCTGCGGGTCTTTTATCAAGACTGCGTGACTCTTGGTCTTATGCTTGGGTGTCCGTTTCGGTTTGTTATATCCGGCGAACCGTTCGCCCCTATAATTTATCGCCATGAGTTACTCGCAAATGTGGGTCGTGACTTGTAGGCTTAGAGCATCAAGCCGTTTCTCGATATAATCTAATCGGGTAAACTGCACGGCATCTGCCGGAAGGCTCCCGATGGTTCCACGCGGCCAATTCTCGGTGAAAAAACTATTCGCGTCGGTATCTTTGCGTAATAGCATGAGGTCAACCTCAACGCGCGAGCGATTGGTCTCCAATGCGGCCAACCGTCCCGCGTGTTCACGGATAACAGCCTCTTGTTCGGCGACCTCTTCGACCGCTCGGCTCAACTTCTGCTGTTGCTCAAATATTGCACTTATCTGATCCCATCCCAGATATAAAGCGGTTCCACCGGCCAAGAGCATTATCAACAGTATCCCCGCCTCTTTGGATAGCGTCGATATTGCTCCGGCGGTGTCTAACGGGTCGGGTTTATTCGCCTGCTCCGTTGGTTGGTTGGTCATTTTGTTTTAGTCGATACTTTCCGGTAGCGTAGTCGAGCGCACCCTGCAACTGACAGCACTGTGGATCATTTGCGACAACGAACTGCGCCCGTTCGCGCAGGGCTGTCTCGATCTCTTTTATCAGTTGCTCGTCACTTGCGGCTGTCGGCTTGTTTTGGTCCTTGCTCATTATAAAAACTCCTGTAGGATTGTAGGATGGTAGGGGTGTAGGTTATGGTTATAATATAACAAACTTACGCGTTTGATGCACTCCACGGCGCGGTCTGCTCTTTCGGTGCGCTTGCACGCGCCTGTAGCTGCGCCTCTAAGCCTGCCTGCTGCTCCTCGCCCCATGCGGTCAGCTGATCAATAGCACGCTGTGGTAGGCCAGTCAGTGCGTCTAACGCAACATAGTCATCAGCGGTCAGACTGCTCAGATCGAGTGAGACCCACGGATCTGTGCTTGCTACTTCGCCTGTGTCCGTGTCCGTGCATTTGGCGATGCACACAACGGCACTTATACAATCGGTCTGGACGCTGCCGTCACCGAGGGTTTCTGTGCCGACTCGGATGCGCGGCGTGATAGTCAAATCATGGCTGTACGTTGGCATTGTCTATTCTCCGTTCGGTTCTGACGCAGCGACATGAGCCGCATACGCATCTTTGATTTCTTGCGTCCATACCGCACTTGCAATCGCTTGCACCTCTGCGCTTTCACCGCTGACATCTGCGTCTGGTGCGAGTGCCTTGCGCTCAAATGCGCGAGTCAGTTCCACGCCATCGCGCTCTACAACAGTAGCCGTGCGGACTTGTATGTGCTTGAACTGTCCCACGACTTCAATCTTGTCTTCTTCTATGCGTTCTGTTAGTGCCATTTTTTACTCCTGTTCGACCCAATGATCCATCAAGTTATTATGTTAAAAACATCCCAGAAATTTGTATATATTTACCCGACAATGTTGCGTATGTTGTCCCTGTCGAGTCTCTATTAACAGCTTCCAGTAAGGAAGAATTCGCAGGAACATACCAAATTGTGTTATTGGTGCTGTCCACATAACATTCGTACGCACCCCCAAACTTTTTTCCCGCTGTGTTAGATGATGTGAATGGCAATGATATATAGACACTACCAGTATCTGAATTTGATGATAGTTGCAGGTTTATCGAAAACATAACTAAATCGCCAACCTTCCTGTACCAACTACCAAATTGACTGGCGATAGTTGCTGTTGTCGCACCCGAAAGAGTAGGAGTCCACGTTCCCTCTTCGTAGTCATCCAACGCATTGGCCGCAGCGGTGTCGCCGTTGAACGTGATGCCGCCATCCTTGAGGATGCGGAGGCGTTCGGTAGGTTGAGCCGTTCCGTCAGCTTTCGTCAATAGCCGCATGTAAGCGCCGCGCTGTGTAGCAGTCGATCCCTCTGTAACCATCTCAATGCCGCCGATATGCTTGTGGTTCGTCGTATTTCCTGTCGCGCCCCACAAAATAGCCCCAGCCTCATTGCCGCTGGCATCGGACGCGCTGGTGACCAACTCAACAACACCGCCATCTGTCCCGTTATCAATGGTTAGGTATGTATTCGTGCGCCACGTCTGCAAGCTGGGCGAACTCGTGCCGATGCCGACGTTTCCAGACAAGTCGATGCGTGCGGCTTCCGAGCCGTTTGAATATAGTGTCGTGAAATATGTGCCAGTGCTGTTAGTTGCGCCCATCCGCACTTCGCCAGTACTCGGATTGACCGTCAACTCGCCTTTTGTCTCGTTGCTATATTGAACGCCAAATCCGTCGAATCCACTTAACGGCACTTCGGTTGAAACGCTCAACTGTGGCGAACTCGTATTCATGCCCACGCGATCTGCTGACGCATCGACGAAGAGCGTGTCGGTGTCTACTGCGAGGTCACCAGTTACTGAAACAGTTCCTTGCCCAACTTTTAATCGCTCAACAAGTCCGTCCGCGCCTCGCGTGAGAAACATTGTTTCGCCTTGATCCGCTCCATTTGGGCCGAGCGAAAAACGAATCTCTGAACTGTGATTGGCGTTGCCCGTGTAGTTGGCCTTAATTCTACCTGCTACCTCACCGTTCGCATTGCCGCCAATCAACTCAATGTTTGCTGAGTTTGTATTATCGTCTTCTTTGATTGTTAGCGTTGTTCCAGTTGACGTTAATGCACTACCTGCCGCAACTCCTATTCCGACATCGCTCGACAAAGTAGTTGCGCCTGTAACGCCTAACGTCGAACTGAACGTCCCTGTCGTGCCGCTGATCCCTGCGCTTGCGGTTATTAACCCCCCCACTGTAAGAACAACGCCAGATTCTAAAATCAACCCGGGAGACCCGTCCCCGCGATAGTACATTTTTTGCACTCCGGCGGTATTATGGAACGTGATCCAATGATTGGCCCCGTCAAACTCCATTATTGTGCCGTTTGTGCCAGTGCTAAAAACTAAATGGTCACTCGTAGGGCTCCCTGCTCGCCCTCCATAAATCTGGAAATATTTACTAATATCTGTATTGTGAATCTGCAATAAGCGTTGTTCTGATGATGCAAAACTCAACCCAAATCCGAGGGTGGCACTGTCGTCTGGGTCGGTTATTAACTGCTCCAACGTCCAACGGTTCGCGTCATTCTTGACCCGGGAAATATCAAGCAGGGATTTACTTGTCGGCTCGCCAACCGTCCACCGCGTCCCGAGTGTCCCGTAGCTATAGGGGTTTGTTGCCATTATACGCTCTCTCTCTATGCTCTATGGTTACGACCCAACGTACGATATAGCCGAGTCGGGGTCTAACTGATTCACGCGTCCATTCGGTAGCGTCCCCCATCCAGAGGCGACTCGCTCCGCATCCGTTGCCGCGTCGTAGTCGGGATACCCGGGTGAAACGACCGTCCCGACTGGCTTATACCATCGCGGGACGATCTGCGCCTCTATGCGGATGCGCGTATCGTCTGGGGTCATCTCTTGTACCCCTAACACCACCCACTTTTGCGTCAACCGGTAGATGTTCGCGCCCGTTGAAAACGTCTGTGCTTTTGTTCCGCATTGCGCTCGGCTGACGGTTATGCGCGAGTTGCCCGTATCAACTGCGCTGACCTGCATCAGTTCGGGAGGGCTTGAATTAGACTCTTGCAGATAAATATAATCATTTACGCGGAATAGACCCGCCTCGCCCGTTGTTACGTCAATCTCTGTCTCTACGGCATCAACTGCCTCGGCTGTTTCTGTTATCTGTCGCGCCCTCTGGCTTGCCTTAAACTTCGGGTGATCCAAAAACATAAAGTCACCCGGCTGTACGCGTATACCGTCGTGCATCAACGAAAACGTGAAGCGGTCGCGGGGTTGCGAGAACCAATCAAGGCAGTGGTCCTTGAATAGTTCGGCGGTTGACTCGTCGCGTATAAACTGGCTGATATAGCCGCCGTCATCAAGGAAGGTTCTCTGCCTGTTGCCGCCTAATGCGTTGACGGCTTTATATGCTTGCTGAGAGGAGAAAGCCAAGTCATTAATGTTTGGCCCGAGGTAATAACTGACAGACGAGAGCGTAGATACGGCCCCGCCATCAACAGCCGTCAACGTCAAAACGGTCTCGCTTACAATGGACGCAACGGTGTAGAGCTTGTCGTTGTCTACATAAACCCCTTCGCCAACCACTACGTCATCCGTCTGAAACGTCGCAGAGGTGTCAGTCAGCGTAGCCCCTGCCTCGGCAGTGTTGGCCGTGCCGGTAATCCGAAACTGACCGCTTGCTATTGTGGCCCGCTGCGGTGCGCCTGTGGCCGGGTGGATGCCGTAGCGTATAGCGATCTCGTTGTAGATGTCGGACGCGTTGACCGGTTCAATCTCAAGGTCATATTGCTGTTGCATAGGGTTGTCGATTGGCCCGACAACCGGCATATGATACCCACCGATGAAAAAATGTTCCGGCGTTCTGTCTTTGTCCATCGCCGCGCAGTGGAACTTCCCGGCAGTGCTGTAGAGCATTAGCCCTGCCTCAAAACAGAACGAGTCAAGAAACTGGTCGGAGACCTGTTCCCGCATTACAAAGTCGAAATACCAGTCCGTGCGAGATGCCGCCGCCGCTGTAAAAGAGGTCGCGTCAATCTTGGCCTCCTCAAGGTTGTTTAGATTCTTTCCGCGAAGCAGTGCCTCTAAGATATAGACGGGGTTTCGTAATGCCGTGCCGGATGCCGCAGAGATAATAGAGCCGTCTTTATATCTACTTGCGACATCCTCCCACCCCACAATTGACTGATATATTTCTGGCTCTTGGTCAATCACTGCGAGGAAGTCATTAAATTCAACCTTTATTGAAGCCTCCTCTATTTTTTTGGTTTCTGGGTAAGGAGGTGCCTCAGAGATTTGTAGATGTAAATTGGCAAGGCCACTCCAATCATTATAATCCGAAAGCGTCAGCGCATAGGATACGTCGCCAGTGACATTTGAACCCGACGCAATTTCTGAGATGTCTGAAACTCGCGTATCATATAGCCACCAGTCGTATGTGCCAGTGCTTGACTTTATATATAAATACGCCGCAGTCATCTCGCCCATTTTAGGCAAACCAGAAAACCAAAAACGTAAATTACTGGAGTCCAACAAGACAAATGTATTTGGATTAGGCTCCGAAACATTAAACCAACTATTTCCCCTTAAGTCGTATCCATTCCCGGGATAAGCGCGAGAGGGACGAGAAAAAGTAATGCGCTCGGGATCGTCGAGGGTCTCAACTCCATCCGTTATATAGGTATTTACAATGCGAGCGAATTTCTCAGCCTGTGGATACCACTGATAAAGTCCTGCACCAGATTTTTTATTTAATGACGCGACCGCCTGCAACGCATACTTGTCGGTCATTCGAGCAGGGGCCAAGCTGACTATATCACTGGCACTTACATCGTCCGGTGTCTCGTTATGGTTGCCGAAGGCTTCGGGTATCACTGCGCCGAGCGAGTACGCGAACGGATACGTTACAGGGTCGAGCAACTTGCTCGGTATCTGTTTTAGCTCGGACTTGCTATCGTCCTTTAGGCGTAACGTCCAGACGTTGTTCCGCGTACTGTTCCGCTCAATAACGCCGCGAAAGACCTCTATGCGGTCGCCCTCAACCTCGGAACCTGTCGGGAAAATAAAATAGACATATACCTCGTCGTTGCTGATTACATGCGTGTCCGTTATGGTAGACTCGCCGCCCTCGTCGCGTAGCCGGATCGTAGAGGTGGCAACGGGGCCAAGACCGCCCTGCTCTTTTACGCGCAACATACCAAGGTCAATGCCGCCCTCAGCTATTATGCCCTCGTAGGTATTAGCCGAGAGCGTATAGCCCCGCGATGCCCACCGCTTAGTCGTCGTCGACGCGCCGTACTGGTCGAACGATGCGACGACCATCCACACGCCCTTGACCCCATCCTTGACGCGCTCGGCCTCTTGGCCCGATGTTAGCGTCCGCGCCATTAGGCAACCTCTGCCAGTTGGACCTCAACGGCGTATGAGTCATAATCAACGAGCCGCGCCCGTTCAATGCCGCCTGTGTACTTGACGGTGTAGTTGGTCCCGTTCTCGTCGGTGTAGGTGACCTGCGTGGATGCGCCCGAGACCGTTGTATACCAAAACGTCTTGAGGGTTGTATAGTTGCTCGCGCTCAAGCTCTGCCATGCTAACGTCCACCGCCGAAGCTCGCCCGAGCCGCGAGTGATTGACGTAATGCGCCCACCCATCGCTTGCTGTATCGACTGGTCGAGGAAGGCGAAGGCTTGGCCCGGGTAGTCTGGAGCGGGTAGAGAAACGGAGGGGTTGGTCCCATCGTCAAAAACTATATCGGCCATCTGTTAAGCCCTCCCACTGGTAAAGCCCAAGCGTTGTGGGGTATCGTATGAGCGGTCGCTGATCGCTTCCTTTACTGCGGCGTTGATTGCCTCGCTTATGCCGGATGCGTCAAAGTCTATTAGACTTGCAACATTTACAGGTATCGTTGACAAATTATTTAAAACGGAATTCAATCCAAACGTAATATTTGGAGCTAAATCTGCAAACAAGAAGAAAAAGTCAAAGCCCGAAGGAATAGAAAACAAGTCACTCGGTTTGATTTCGAGCTTCCTGTTTGCAGTATGTTCTCTGGTGTATGCAATCGCCGCGCCGGGGCCGTATTCGTCTGTAACAACAACGGAGTTTAAGCCTTGTTGCCAAAAACTGCGGAATTGTTCGCCCGACGCGATTGCAAACATATCTGTGGGGTTTATGCGGACCTTGTTTGTTTGTGCGTTGTCCAATATTTGAGCCGCTACATTGTCGGGGCCATGCTCGTCTGTATCTGCTCGACCCAATAAAAATACAGACCAATACGATGACCAAATACTTGACGTTGGGACTATAAACATATCCTCGGGGTTTATGCGCTTTTTATTTGCTCGCGTGTTGTCAAGTATTTGAGCGGCCACCGAGTCGGGGCCGGTTTCTTCTGTGTCAGCCCTTGCAAGTAAGAACCGAGACCAATACGAAGACCAGACGCTACTCGACGGCACATCAAACAGCGTCCACGGATAAATGCGAACCTTATTCGCTCTAATGTTGTCAGAGAATTGATCTAAGATCGGGGTGATCGGATCAGATAAGACCGGCAGAAGTTCCGCGCTATAATATGACTCCATATCTTGCTCTGACGGGAGCCGGACGAGTTGATCTGGCGTAACCATTGCCGCATTGATCGCTACAGTCGCATTAATCGGAGGCAAGCCTGCCGTTGTTGCTCCCCCTGTCGTCGCCGCCCCGCCCCCTGTGGCGGTCGTTGTCGCGGCTGTGGTCGATGCACCCGCACCCCCGCCGCCGCCCGTCAGAGCGGCCCCTGCGCGGCCCATATACTGTAATTGCCGGACGGCTTGTTGGAATCGGTTATACGCGGCTCGTTGCTCGAATACGTCACTGCCTGCGCGGCGAAACTCTCGCGACAATTGCGTCCGTAGCGCGATCTCTTGCGCGTTGATTCGTAGACGAGTCGCGGCTTCCTCTGCTTGGCTCAATCTGTTGACAGATGTGACAGCCGAGTCAGCCGATTCGCGCAGATGGTCAAACGAGTCGGAGGTATCAAACATCAATTCGGCAATCTCGGCGAACGTCGAGGTTGTGCCAAATGCTTGATCTAATGCCGCACGGAGCGTCTGATAATTCTGGCCGAAAAGATTAAGGAAGGCTTCCTCTGTCAATGCGGATGCCCCACGGACATCTATCCGCGCAATATAGTCAAACAATTCGCGGACGGCTTCCGCGCTGTTGGTTATGTTGCCATATCCGCCTCGCTCGAAAAACCCGAAGGCTTGCTCAAACTGCGTCAGTATTTCTTGTTGACGGTCTGCAACATTTTCAAAGAAAAGGTCTTCAATAATCCGTTGCGCTGATTCGTTGCCTTGATCGAGAGCCGCGAAAAGCTCCTGCATCTGCTGACGGAACTCAGCCACCTGTTCGGCTGACGGCCCAAGTGTTTCAGTTAGCAACATAAACCCACTGATTGCCGCCCCGATATAGTCCCCTTTTATCAGTGCATCAAACCCATTGATGGCGGTATTTAATTGCGGCGAGAACTGACCGAGCGCATTCCCAAACTCAATAAAACTTTCGGTCTCTCTTTGTATCTGCTTGTCAACCTCATCAATCACATCTTGAAAACCGAAGACGGTCTCATCAACTTTTATTTGCTCTAAACTTGGGGTTATCGGCGTACCAATCTGGACCCCCCTGCGAATAGGTTGCAGTTGCCCAATGCGTTCAAGTCTTGCAGAATCAGCGGCCTGCTTAACAAGATCGGCCTCGGCTTCTATGGCTATGGCTGTTTCGCTCAACGCGGAGCTAATCTGTCGAGCGGCTTGCAGGGCTTGCATCCTCTGAATATCATCCTCACCAGAAAAACGCGTAGAACGACTTCCAAGCCCTATATCTTGTAAAGCTCCGGCAACTGTTCGCGTTGAAGGTCGCCCTGCAAATGCAAGCAACTGCTCGTCCATCTGTCGCTGTGTTACTGAGTCAAGTGCAGGAGGGCCGCTTGGTTGGTCAACGACTCTTGATAATCCTACAATGGCCCCCGCCAATAACCCGCTTGCGCCGGTCGCCTCGTTTATTCGGTCAACCAACTTAATGAGTGAGTTCTCAAGCATTGTAAACGACTGGTCAAGCGTTGTGGCGGTTTGTCCAAATTCCGAACGGACGGTCCCCTCTTGGCTTTGTATAGCCGCTATAACCGTTTCACTTGTCAACTTGCCTTCTGCGCCCAACGCCCTTAGTTGTCCGATTGAGACCCCTATACCGTCGGCTATCGCTTGAGCCAGTCGCGGCGTTTGTTCGAGTACCGAGTTCAACTCATCGCCGCGCAGTGTGCCGGACGCGATACCTTGACCCAACTGAAGCAGGGCCGCGCTCGCCGCATCTGCGGAAGACCCCGAGATAGTAATAGCCTGCGAAACTGTTTCAGTGATGCGTGATAATTGCTCTTGGCTCAATCCTAACTCTGAAGATGACCGTGCTAATCTTGCATATAAATCTGCCGTCTGCTCAAAACCGACGCGGCTTCGTTGAGAAATCGAAAAGAGTTCTTCTTGTGCCGCCTTAAATTCTTGCGTGGATTGGGTGACAAGTTTGAGCCTGTTCTGTATTCGAGACCCCGCATCAGAGAGTCGTATAAAATCACTAACTAAAACACCAACCCCAAGGGTAGCAATCGCACCCCTGAGCGATCCGAAGCCTTTGGATAGCCCCCCTGTCGTGCCATTAACTTTATTCGCTGATCGTGCAAGGCTATCAAATTCACGACCGGCCCTATCCGCACTTCGACCGGTATCGTTCATCTCGCGCTTTAGTTCGGAGAAATTATCTTCTAACCTGTCAACCGAGGTAGCAGTCTCACGCGCCGATTTCTTTATATCGTCAAGGGAGCGCGTAATCGCACGCGCTCCCTGCTTGGTCTTATCCTGTAGCTCTATCGCTATGCCTGTAGTGGCGACCATTTTTTATCTCTTGGGCTTATTGGCTGATTTATTAGCCTTTGACTTCTCGTTTATCTTCTTAACCGTCAAGTCAACATATACGCGGTCAACTGCGGATAGTATACGCCAAAAGCGGTCGAAATCTTCCGCATCGTCGGGGCCGTATACCCGCGCATAATTGACGACCGAATCGAACGGGATACTCGACGGATACGCGCCCCCCATCCCCCCACTAATATAAGGTCTACCGGCCGAGAGCGCATAGAAGGCTTCCAATATCCAGAGATTGTCCGCATAGGGCTGTGGTCGATTGTCAAGAGCCTTACGCGATGCGGCAGTATCTTGGCCGCGTTCGCGCTTGCGCTCTAATCGCTCGGCGTGTTGCCCCCACTGGACTTGCCACTCGACGACTTCGGAGAGTTTTTTGAGGACTCCTCGACCTCCGTCTGTCGGTAGACCGCCTGCTCTCCGGCAACGGTCAAAATATCCTCGCGGAAGTCCTTAAACTCGCCGATTAATTTTAGCGCATTGTCCGACGAGTAGGGCAACGCCTTGCCCTCGTATTCTACGCCCTCCCAATCAACGAGGATGGTCTCGGCAATACATTTATTGAGTATCTCGCTCTGGACATCCTCGGGCAACAGGCCACGGTCGCGCAGGTGTCGATGGGGCTTGAGTAGGGCTTGAAATCTTTTCTGGTACGCAGGGTTGCCGAGTCGAGCGACCTTAAGCCGCGTCCCTTCGGCCCAATCAATCCAAACGCCCTCGGCCTCGCCGGTCTCGTCCGTTCGGTAGTGCTTTGCAAAATCCATTAAAAAAACCTCTTGTGTAGGGTGGTCGGTGGGCGCGTCCCCCTACAAAGACGCGCCCACCTATCCGGCCAGATTTTTTTTAGTAGGGTCTGGATTACTAATTTAACGCTTAGGTCTGAGTGCGAGAGATGACAATGGTCTTCTCTGCGCTACCCGAGCCATGCGACCCGCCCGGCTCTGCGGCGAAATCAAACGACAGCATGACATCGCCATCAAGCCCGGGATTAGTTCCCGGCTCGGACGTAAAAGCGACCTGCGGCAGGTCGATCAAAAATCGGTCGTCATTGCCCAAGTCGATAGAGAAGGACAGGGCTTGCTTGGTGAAGTTCTCCCAATCCGTGTCTAAGGCCCATGTGTCATCGTCAAGGTAGACCGAGAACGAGCCAGTGACCTCGGGGCTACCCTGCGGCATACGAGTGCGAGCCAAAGACCCCAAGCCCTTCGCCGGACGGTTAGGAACCGAGATGTTCAGCGACAACTCCATAACGTCATAAGAGACCGCCGTGCCGCCGATCCAGAGCGCACCAAACCCGTCAACCTCGCTCGCTACGTCCTCGGCAGGTGCGGCGTTTACCGTGCCGCTACCGGCCTTTGAGGAGGCTTGAACGCGATTCTTACCGTCAAAAGCAAACGAGCCTGTTATGATACCGCCGGGCGTTTGATTGAGTGAGAACGCATTGAGCCGCGCACCCGTCATAAGGTGGTAGCGGTCGGTCAAGTCTTGGTATTGCTGTTGCAGAGAGTAGCTATGTTCCGTGCTACCGGACCAGACATATGACCCTTCAATCGTGATCGAATCCCCTGCGGCCTCGCTCGTAAGAGATCCGCCAGAAACAATCAACTTGCTTGCGGCTACACTCGTAACCTTGAACCAACCATTATTTGCGCTCTCTGTAAATCCAGAGACGTACACCCACTGCCCTTTGGCTATATTGCTTGCGGTAAAGTCGGTTGAAACCGACCCGAAAGAGTTGTCTGCTGATGCCGCAGAAATGTCGGTGGCCGCAGAGACCGACGCACTGGTTGACCAATCCGCGTCCGAGCGGACAGCCGAGCGCATGAAGTCGTCATAGATTCGTGCCGCCAGTTCAAAATCGTAGTTTGCCGTGGGCGAGATACCCACGCGCTTGCTGTCGGCAAGCTGTGCGTCTGAGCGCACCGTCTGCGAGCGCACCGTTTCCACGCCATACGCCATCGCGCCGCCCGTAATCGGGAAAGCCTCAAAGTCGTTAGATGGCGTTGTCCCCCAAGTAGACTCTCGCGTATAGGAGACCTGTATTTGATTACTATCTGCCATTGTTATTCCTC